CTTCGGGTTGCGGTGTTGAGTCCATAAACTCTATTTGTTGTTCTTTTTCACTTGTTGCAATCCAACTTTACAATCATAGTCTACGAATTACTACTCTATGAAGGGTACATTTAATTTGAGCGGCTACTCCGCGCTAAATAACGCCTAGATTTACCTATACCTCCGTACGCAAGCCTATTAATATTATCTAAATGAACAAATAATAACATATAACGGTAACCAATACGCACGACACTCTTTCAACGAAATGGCGAAAAGTGACCCGCCACGCACCACTAAAGTGTCTCACAATAGTCTTCAATCACTTCAAAAGTCTCAATGAAAACTTGTTGGGTGTCAGCTTCCATAGAAACTGGCCAGGGAAACTTAATCTCAATGCTCTTCAAACACTGTGACTCCATAACCCGTCTTTTGAAAGCAATCTCTTGCTCTTCAAAAGTTGAAAACTGATCCCTCGTAAACATTCCTAGACCAGCTTTCTGGAGCATAGTCATACACTTTTCAAAACGATCTTCATATATCTCTTTACCATGATAAAACCATTCAGTAAGAGCTGTTTGTACCATCATCTTACAATGTAATTTGAGAGTCTCACTCTCCTTACCACATTTTAACATGTGACAACTCAAACACCTATAAATGCTTTTCTCCTCAATCGGGCACATATAGGTTTGGTAATCCTCATTCCATATAATCGATCGCTTCAATAATGAAGCCTGCTCCAATGGGATGTACGGTACACTACCTGCTGATTTATCAGCCATTGTATACGCCATCCCCAACTTAGCCAAAACGTCTTGTATCGCGGTATGATTGTATTTCTCATATCCATCTTTTACTGACATGATATTATCATCGCCCAGCACAAGAATCCGTACACAATCATCAAACTTTACGGATGAAGGATAAAAAGTATAAAACACATACCTTTGATACAATAAATTAACTAAATTGTTAATCCAAACAGTCAATGGTTGACCGGATGGATTTGACCCACACATTGAAATGAAATCACCATTCCATTCATATATGGGAAAGCACGATTCGAATATAAGATTCTTAGCTATCCTTAGGTTTTCTTCACTATAACCTGCTAGCTCTAACATACACAATGTCAATTCGCAGGCTAAACACATCAATTCAGCCAAAACCTTCTTATCAAACTTTTTGTAATCTCCAGCTATAACATTCTTAGTAGAATATTCAGCCATATAATTACCTATCAAAGTCCAATCGTAATCGTGACAATTTGCTCCAGCCACAGTATTAAAAAGAAGATGGTTATCTGTCATAAACTTAACTAACATGCTCGTATACATACGAACAGCAACTAAATAGGAAACAGAACAACCAGCAAAAACTCTCACTTCTTCTTTCGTAACATTAGTGGGTTCATCTTTCAAAGAAGCTCTAAACACTACGTTTGATCTTTCATCCCTTGATGCACAATCAATAATCCTATCTATCTCTTCGTCTACAGCCTTATTAGGCTCTAAACGAACTCCACAAGGATACTTAGTATCAGGAACTTCCTCTAAAACAACTTTCTTGGAGCAATTATGAGGATATCCAGCAGAAGTATTCATCTTCACTCTATCACATCCAGCAACACCAGGCACACCATTAATGGCGACCTCTTTGCTAACAGGATGAACCAAATCAATGAACTTCTCACCTGAAAATCCTTCATAATTTTTACACTTTTGAATCAAAGATCCTTTTAAGTCCTCAAAGGCCACTTTAAGAGTACTCGATTCAAAAGCGTTAACTTTCGCAGACATAGCAATTAAATTATCCCACCAAGGCCTCCAATTACCAATATTCTTGGGACTAGCCCATTTATGGTCAACACCAAATATTGGTTCAATATGTTCAGCCATAGGGGTTGGTTTAACCGTACCATAAAATCTGCGAGAAGTTTCAACACTCCCTAACCAATCGAAGCTCAAATTCTTCTCTTCACTCTTATCCAAGAAATTGAGCGGACTGCGTTTGGCACAGGTGCGTTTCAACTCCGTATGTGCTTTAAACTCACCAGCGGATGGAAGCAATGCCCTCCCCTTATTCTTTTTAAAGAAATCTAATGCAGCATCTACATATGATACTAGCAACGGGGCTGATCTATGCAACTTATCACTACCAGCAAGATAAAAGCTATGAATTATCGAAGGATTCGTACACGACAAAAACATAGACATACAATATCCAGATTTGGATTCATATCTCTCTTGTTTCTCGTCATGTATAGCAAAAGTATATCCATCATACACTCCTACTGATGATACTGGAGTATGATTATCAAAGCGGGTAAAGGCCGAACCTTTCTTCCACAAATACTTTGAACCATCACTATCCAGCAAATGCCACAAAACATTGACATTATCCTTGACAATTCGGGTTGGTAGATATCTTCGAAGATCCTTCGCGGCTCCTAGATGACGCGTAAACAAAAACGCGAAATCCGTACCAGGTGGATAATAAATATCATCTTCATCCAATATCCAATTGGCGCTATTACAAATAACACCATTTGAATCCCTACGGACATTAATCAACTGTCCAATTCTACTCGCAACAATGTGTTTAGGTACTACTAAAAGCCCACCGGCCATAGTAACACCACAACATCCAATACAATTAGAACCTTCCGCGTCCGTTAAATTACGAATCCCAGGGGGAAACACCTG